GCTGACGCTGACGGCACGACGGGTATCTTGACGCACTTGGACGACGCTGTCCACAACGCTCCTTCAACGGTGCAGAGCGACAACGGTTCCGTGGTGTACATGAGCCGCAAGTCGTTGTTCTTGCTCCAGCGTGCTATGGCTGGCCTCGGAACTTCTACCGTGTCTCCCGTGTTCGTTGGCTCTGACCGTCCTTTGACCTACTTGGGCTTCAACATCGTGGCCCCCGCAGGTATGCCAAACGACACCATCGTCTTCGCCAACCCCAACCAACTGTACTTCGGCACCGACTTGTTGACCGACCACATCAACGCGAGCATCTTGAACTTGCGCGACGTGACGGGTGACGACGTGACGCGTGTCATCATGCAGTTCTCTGGTGGAGCGCAGATTGTGGACGCTGGTTCCATCTCTGCCGTTCGCCGCACTTCCTAATTGACAAACCGAGTGACGGGGGGGCTTCGGCTCCCCCGAACCTCACAAACCCCCTGAATCATGGCTTGTAGCCTCACACTTACTGGTCGCTCGCTCCCATGCCGCGATGCCCTCGGAGGGGTGAAGAAGGTTTGGATTGCCACGTCGTTCAACGCTGACGCTACGGTGTCGTTTGTCGAAGGTATGTGGGATGCCGTTGCCTCGGGTGAAATTCCTGATGCCTCTGCCGCCCTCATTCTCAAGGACTACGTGTCACCCAAGAACAGCTCCAGCCTCACGCAAACGGTGAACTCTTCCGTCGAAAACGGCACGGTGTTCTACTCGCAAGTTCTCTCTCTCGTGTTGAACAAGCCCGTCGCGGCCGACATCACCGAGATTCAAAACTTGGCAAAGGGTCGCCTCGCTATCGTCGTCCAAGACAACAACGACAACTACTTCGTCATGGGCCACACTCGTGGTGTTGAATTGACGGGTGGCACGATTGCTTCTGGTACGGCATTGGGAGACCTCAACGGGTACACCTTGGAGTTCACGGCAGAGGAGGCCATCCCCGCCCCATTCCTCGACCGTGCTACCGCTGAAGCCCCAACGGGCAGCGTGACCTTCACGACTACCGCATAAGGGCACGACCTTATGACCGCATAACAAGGAGGGGGAGGGCGCAATGCTCTCCCCTTTTTGGTTCAAAGATGATACACCTCACACCCAACTCCGGCACCAACGACATCTACGTCTCACCCTACCAGAGCCGTAAGTTTCTCGCGTCGTTCACCTACTACCTGCTCGTCCTTGAAAACCAAGCGACGGCGGCCTCTTTTGCGTGTGTGTTGAACTGGTCGGAAGACAACGAACGCTACACCCGCGCAAGCCTTCCCACCAATAACGACGACCCCGTCAACGGCGAGTTGCTTATCACCGAAAGCGGTCTCTACACCTTCAAGATTTGGGGCCAAAACTCCGACACCAACCTCGACCCGACCGACGCGTCGGTGGTAGGCATCTGCGAGGTGGGAGCGTGCAAGGTCAGCGACGAACCCGCGTGGACTATTCCTAACGTGAGCATCCCGGATAACGTCATATATTACGAGTGAAATGGAACTACTCAAGCTCAAAGAATACCAAGAACGCTCGTACGCCGAGATTCCCAGCCACGAAGGGTGGGTGCAGTATGGCGACGACAACCTCTTCCCGCAGTACCTCATCGACCTCTACAAGTCGAGCGCGACGCACAACGCCCTCTGCACTTCTATCGCTATGATGATTTTCGGCGACGGTGTACAGGCCAACACGTTGGACGCGCGGCTCAAGATTGAAGAGTGGGGGCTGGACGATGAAATCCGCAAGGCGTGCGTAGACCTGAAGATTCAGGGCGGCTTCGCCTTGGAGGTGGTGTATAGCATCGACCGCACGACCATCTCCAAGGTACGGCACTGCCCCTTTGAGAACCTCCGCTCGGGAGAGGTGGACGAAGATGAGAAGTGCCATTGGTACTGGTACTCCAAGGACTGGGCGGACAAGCGCGAGGAACCCATCGCGGTCCACGCCTTTGATCCTTCCATGAAGAACGAGCACCCGACGCAAATTTTGTACGTCAAGCCGTTCTCTCCCGGTTCCTACTACTACCCCAAGCCCGACTACATCGGGTCCATCGACTACATCGAGCTCGACAAGGAAATCGGGAAGTACCACATCAACAACATCAAGAACGGCCTCGCCCCTTCGTTTACGATTCACTTCAAGAACGGGGTGCCGGCAAGCGAGGAGCGTCGGAAGATTCGCAACGACATCGAACGTCAACTCGCAGGGGCTACCAATGCGGGCAAGTTCATCGTCACCTACTCGGATTCACCCGACCGCAAGCCCGACTTCGAACCGTTCCCCCTCTCCGATGCTGACAAGCAGTACCAGTTCTTGAGCGAGGAGGTTGTGGCGAAGATTATGGTGGGCCACCGCGTCACCAACCCCATGATGTTCGGGGTCATGGTTTCGGGTAAGCTCGGGGGAGGCTTGGAGTTGAAGACCTCGGAAGAGATTTTCGGCGGCGATGTCATCGACCCATACCAGCATATCATGACCAACGCCATCGAGTCCATCCTCGCGGCCGCTGGTACGCCTGACCAAGTGACCCTCTATATGCCAGAGGCAGAAGAGGCCAACGTGGAAGTGTCGTACACGGGTATTCAAATCTCCTCGGCTGTCGACATCATCTCGAAGGTGGGCACCGGAGAGCTTACAGGCCCGCAGGCTGTACAGCTTCTCGTGGCGATGCTTGGCTTTGACCGTGCCACGGCAGAGGGTCTCTTCGAAGGTGTGGTGCCACAAGCTCCCGTCGGACTCAAAGCTCCGGACGAAGTGGTGGACCTCAACCTCGCGTGTGACTTCCTGATTGACTTGGGCGAGGATATGAGCGACGAATGGGAACTCATCGACGCACGAAAGGTCGACTACGATACCGAGGCCGTACAGGATGCTATGTGGACGTTTGCCACGGTTCCTTCAGGCAAGCCACAAGCATCTTCGGAGCAGGACAACGAACTCATCAAGGTACGTTACGCATATATGCCCAAGGTCACGGGTACACCTACGGGTGAGAGCCGCGACTTCTGTGCGCGTATGGTAAGCGCAGGCGACCGGGTATGGAGGAAGGAAGACATCGAAGCGGCCTCACGCCGTGCCGTGAATCCCGGATGGGGGCCAAATGGAGCCGATACCTACGACCTGTTCCTCTACAAGGGAGGAGGATCTTGTCAGCACTTTTGGGAGCGTCGCACCTACCTCCGCAAGAACAACAAGAAAGTCAGCGTCAACCGCGCCCGACAAATCATTCGGGAGGCGGGACTCGAACCAATCCCCACGAACGACCGCAAGGTTGCACAGCGTCCCCGCGATATGGCAAACCGTGGCTTCCTTCCTTCCAACAAGGCCGCCCGTAACATCTCAACACCACGCTAATGGCACTACAAGCAGAAGTCCTCTTTGTCAACCCTGACTACATCAAGCGCATCACCCAACTCAACGGTGGCGTGGAGGATGCGGTCATGGTTCCGGCCATCATCTTGGCACAGGACAAGTACCTCCAACAATACCTCGGCACAGACCTCCTCAACAAGCTCAAGGCCGACATCAGCGCAGGAACAGTGGCGGGTGCGTATGCCACGCTCCTCGACTCGTACGTTCGCAAGGCGACGGTCTGGTGGTCGATGGTTGAGATGCTCCCCAACCTCTACGTCAAACTCGACAACGGGGGCCTCGTTATCCGGACGGCGGAGAACACCCAAGCAATCGGCCCCGACGACCTGCACCGAGAGATTGAGAACGCACGGCAAAACGCGCAGTTCTACACGACGCGGTTGGTCGACTACCTGATGTTCAACTCGAGCTCGTTCCCTGAATACACGAGCAACACCGACGCGGACATGATCCCAGAGTACACGGCTTATTACCAGAACGGCATGACCATCTCCATCGGTGCCGATGGGGTTGACCCGGACTTGGGCCGTAAACTGTTACGGACTATTCGATGAGCCGAAAGGATAATATCAACCGACTCAAAAATTGGCTACATGAACAGCGAAGCGTGGATAACTTTGGTGCCGTCAAT